GGTCTTTGCATTAAAAACAATGGAGATGGAACTATCCAAGTTATTGAAGGAAACACTTCAGGAACTGCAAAGGGAGATCAGCGCAACGGCGGAATGTGTGTTGAGAAGACTCGTGGCTATGTAAAGAACAATAAGAAGAAGTTGATTAATGCTGTAGTTGGTTGGGGCCGTCCAGTTTATTCTGGTGAAGAAAATGCACCACTACTAAATAAACTAGCAGCAACTCCAGTAAAGGCAACATCTCCAGATGCTGCTAAGAAGTCTGCAACAGGCAAGTCTTCTAGTGGTGGAAAAGGAAGTCAGGTTAAGTAATTGCCAGTTTATGAATACAAATGTACAGGACAATGTTCTGAAGTTGTAATCAAACAAAGATCTATTAAAGATACCGATCCAGGGTATGAGTGTGAAACTTGCACTCTACCACTGGAACGTGTATACTCTAATGTAACAGCAGTATTCAACGGTAGTGGATTTTATTCCACTGATAACAGAAAGTAGCGGTATACTATGAACATGACAATGACAGAAGAAGTTGTTCAAAAAGAATGGCTATTAAAAGCAACAGATCGTTGTGATTCTTGTCCATCAGAAGCACTTGTTAAAGTAACTGGAATATCTGGAGATTTAATGTTTTGTGGACACCACTATAATAAGATTATGAATGATCCGCAAGGATATAAAAAGATGATGTCTTTTGCATTAACTGTAATTGACGAACGAGAAAAATTGGCGGTATAAATAATGTATGAATATTATGTAAGAAAAGTAGAGAATGTTGTAGATGGAGACACCATTGATGTTCTTATTGATTTAGGGTTTGATATCCTATTTGCATCTCGTGTAAGACTGGCTGGTATTGATACCCCTGAGTCTCGCACAAAGGATCTTGCTGAGAAGGCTCTTGGTCTAGAGGCTAAGGAATACCTGAAGAAGAGTTTGAAGGATGCCAAGTCTGTTGTAATCAAGACTGAGAAGATGGACTCATCTGAAAAGTATGGTCGCATTTTAGGCTGGGTATATATTAATGGAGACACAGTATCTCTTAACGATATGATGATTAATGATGGTTATGCATGGGGATACCTTGGAGATACCAAGGTTAAGGACTTTACAGCACTTAAAAAGGCTAGACTAAAATCAGGTAAGTAATGAATCCAAAAAGTCAGGCTTTATTAGAGCATCTAATAGTCCAAGGGGCTATTGAGATGTCTGGTATTGATGCTAACGGAGAAATGACTTATTCAATTACAGATAAACTAGAAGAAGTTCATCCAGAACTATATATGGAACTTAAAAATGAGTTTGAGTATAATATGTTTGAGATGATCAATCAAGGGCCAAAGACTATGACATGGAAGATTAGAGCAAGATAAATGAAAATGATTCTTTATTTTACTGCTGATTGGTGTAATCCTTGTAAAAAAACAAGACCAATTGTTGAAGAGTTAAACCGTGAGCAAATCATGGCTAAATTCTTTATCATTGATGTTGATTCAGAAATTGAAATGACTCAAGACTTTGGAATTAAATCTGTACCTACCTTTGTTTTAATGAAAGATAACTCTGAGATTCATCGTGTAACTGGTGCACAAACAAGACAGCAATTAGAAGAGTTGATTAGGTATGAGCAGTCCTGAAGATGATCTAATCAATAATCTAATACTTCAAGGTGCTTTAGAGGTTGCTGGATTAGATGCTGAAACTGGAGAATTTTTATATGCCGTAACCCCAAAACTTCAAGAAGTCATGCCAGGTATGTATGAGGACCATCTTAAGGTGGTAAATAAAGACCTCTTAAATTTATGGGAAAAGGGATACCTAAACATTGATTTTTTATTGCCAGATCCTATAGTTACTATATCTGAAAAAGGTCTTGATAAGGTTGAGGTTTCTAAACTTACTAAGCCAGAAATCTGGGCATTAGAAGAAGTCAAAAGACTACTAAAGAACTAAAGTCTGATATAATCGGTATATGATAAAAGAAGGCGACTTTGTTATGGGTATGACATCTGAGGGTGTTGTGCATGGCGTTGTAGAGCACATTATGGTTGAGGGTGGAACACTAGGTACCCCTGGATCAGAGTATGCCCTTGAGTCAATGCCACCAGAAAACCCAGCAATGTCTGTTAGAATTTATAAAGAAGAAGATGGCAAGTGGGAACCAACAGCCTATAGTATTGGGATGATGTACAAGGATGCAACTGTTGCAGACATAAACAATCACAATATGGATTCAGAGGTTGCTATGGCAATGTATGATTCATCAATTGGAAAGTCAGAAGAAGTGGAAGATGAAATGGAAAAAGCAAAAAAGCCTAACTATGGTGAAATGATTCAACCACGTCGTGGTGGATCAACACCTTCAAATCCTAAACTATATGCAAGAGTTGTTCAAGCAGCAAAAGATAAGTTTGATGTATATCCTTCTGCAGTTGCAAATTCTTGGGTTGTTCAAGAATATAAGCGTCGTGGTGGAACATATAAGTCTGAAAAAGAATTAGGGTCAGATAATTTTTGGAATGGATTTTTAAAATAATGCCAAAGAAAAAAGCACAATCATTTAATGCAACACAAATTAAGGACGGAAAGATTGTACGCATGAATAAAAACGGTACAGTTAAATCTATTCTTGGTCCATATGAAGTGAAGCATCCAAAGAAGGCTAAGTAATGGCAGATACATACTCACCTAATGCAGGCATGAAGGCTGCTGCAAGACGTGCTTTGAAGTGGAAAGAAGATGGCAAGGCAACAGGGGCTGGAACTCCAGTAGGTTGGGGCAGAGCAACAGATATTGTTAGCGGTGCATCTATGTCTCTTGATACTGTTAAGAGAATGTACTCTTTCTTTTCACGTCATGAAGTAGATAAAAAAGGTAAGGGTTTTTACGATGGTCCAGAGTTTCCTTCTAATGGAAGAATTATGTGGGAAGCATGGGGAGGAGATGCAGGGTTTGCATGGAGTCGTGCCATCGTTGAGCGTGAAAAAAGCAAGACAGAAAAAGTTTGGCAAGGAAGTCCATTTAGTATCAGGGGGAAGTAAATATGGAAGATTTAACAATTGAAGAAGTACAACAATTGGTTACATTTTATAAGCAAAAAGCAGCAGACATGGAACTTAATTTACTGCAGGCACAGTTAAAACTTAACAGAGTTTTGTTTAAAGATACAGTATTAGAAAAAAAAATAACTAAATAGTTAGGAGAAAAAATGCAGGCTATTCTTACTATCGGCTTGACATTGATAGTTTTTTCCTCTATAATTATAGTAATGAACAAAAAAAGAAAGAAATCTTTTAGTAAAATATTATATCGCCAAAGCGATATGCACAATATATTAAAAGACTTTTTCTTTAAAGACATTTTTGATGATAAGGTTATTACGTCTCAATCTAAAATTTGGAAAGAGAAACAAACAACTAGAGTTGTCATAATAGATCAAAGAGCATATTGGGTGTCAAATAACATGTTTTATGTTGGAGACACAGTGGATGGAAAGGTTAGACCAGAAACTGGCAAGCCTTTAGACACAACCAAGATGTCAAAAAGAGAAGTAGATAAGATGTTATTCATCCTGGATAACTTAAAGAATGGGAAAATAAATGATAGTGGCAGTACAGGGAACCAATGAGTTTAATGACTATAACCTATTCCTTCGTGCTATAAGTGTTGCTTTATCGGGAATGAAAGAAGAAGAAAAAGATTTTATAATCTATTCTGTTGGACCAACAAAGGTCAACTCTTTTGTTTCAGAGTTTTCAAACCTTTCAGAAAGAGGAATGAAGGCAAGGGGTCGTAAAATAAAGTTTTACAAAGTTCCAGAAAGTTGGGTACATGACAACATGGATCAAGTAAACTATTTTGCATTTCTTAGTAAACCAAAAGAGCCAGTATCCAAATTAACAACTTTTGCAGAATCAAAAAATGTAGAAGTAGGAATCTTCCGTTACTAAAAGAAAGAATATAATGATAATCAATTCGTTGGCACAAATGGAAAAAATTGTTCAAAAAAACAAAGAACTTGCATGGATTGGCTGGGACGTTGTAGAGCGTAAAAGATCAGACCTTGCCAGAACTTCACCAAGTGGTGTTCGTGTGAAACATGCGTGGTACCTACAAAAAACCTTTAACCTTAATCGTAATGGTTGGGACATTCCAAACAAATACGGTCAGTAAATGAAACAACATTTGTGGAAAGATGAAGCAGCCTGTCTTGGGCTTGATACTAACATATTCTTTGATAAGTATGAAGATGATGTAGAAGTACGTCCAATTGTAGACTCAATCTGCCAGAGATGCCCAGTATCAAATATATGTTTTGCTAATGGTGTTTCTGGTAAAGAATATGGTGTTTGGGGTGGTGTATTTCTTGAAATGGGCAACATATCTAGAGAGTTTAATAAACATAAAACTAAACAAGACTGGGCTAATACCTGGCAAGCATTGACAATGGAATAAAATGAAAAAAAATATTAAAATAATACCAAATAACAAACTTTTTGAAAGTTTTATTAACATTGTTCCATCTTCTGAATTTGTTCCAGAGTGGTACAGAAAGTCGCCATCAACAATGACTGGTGCATACTCAGAACTTTTTCCTGAAAATCCAAAAGGAACAATGTCAACATATAAAAAATGTACTCCATTTTTTGATGCTTTAACAATTGGATACACGGTTTTTTTAACTGCTGATATTGAGGTAATAAAACAAGACAATGGCCTTCCATATATTATGTGGAGGACAAGTAGAAAGATTATAACGGAGCATTCTATTGACCAATGGGAAGGTTTACCATCTCCTGAAGGATACTCTAAATATGTTTATAAATGGCATAATGATTTTGTTTTACAAACTCCTAAAGACTATTCCTTGTTATTTATAAGTCCAATGAATAGGTTTGACTTGCCATTTATTTCTGTCAATGGAGTTGTTGATACTGACAAATATAACCTTAATGTTCAGTTTCCATTTTTTATAAAAGATAATTTTACTGGAATAATTGAAAAAGGAACTCCAATAGTTCAAATAATCCCTATTAAAAGAGAGTCTTGGGCAAGAGAAGTTAAACCATATGACCAAAATGCTAATATAAAATTAGAAAAATTTTTATCTACAATTAAAAGATCTTATAAAAATAATTTTTGGGTAAAGAAAGACTATAGATAGATGTATACAGATCAAATGCGTAGAGCCTTTCATTCTATAATTCCCCCAAAAGATTTCAAAATAGAATTAACTGATAATGAACATTTTTTAACAATTAAACTAGATGAATATGTATTTGCAAGAATGGTTCATGATGACAAAATACAGGCATTACAATATGTTTTAAATGCAAAAAAGGCATTAGAGATGGAAGGCGCAATAGTGTTAGTTACAAGAGAGGCTATTAAATGACAATCTTTATATCTATAGCATCTTTTCGTGATCCAGAACTTGAGTGGACTATTAAGAGTGCTATTAACAATGCCAGCAATCCAGAAAATTTATACTTTGGCGTTGTTTATCAAGGATTACCATTAGAGATGCCAAACTTTGACTTTGTTCCAAACCTGTCATTAGTAACTATGCACTCTAAAGAGGCCAGAGGTGCGGGGTATGCAAGAGCAAAAGCCATGGAACTATACAATAATGAAGAATACTTTCTTCAAATTGACTCACACACAAGATTTGCAAAAGACTGGGACACTATATCTATTGATCAACTAGAAAGGGCTAAGAATATATCTGGTCATTCTTCAGTTATTCTTTCATATTTCCCTGCCCCATATGAGCCAGAAAGTAATGGCGGTATGCATTTAATAAAAAAACACCCAAAGATAAAATCATATCCAACTAGACAAAAGGTAGCATTAAATAGAAAGAATCAATGGACAGCAGAAAGACTTGAGTTTATAAATAGGGCAAAAGAAGATCCAGAAATATCAGAGACTGTTCTTGGTGGCTTTATGTTTTCTTATGGAGCAATGGTTAATGAACTTCCATATGATCCAGATTTAAGTTTCTTTGGTGAAGAGATTTGTTTTGCTATGAGGGCTTGGACTAGAGGTTGGGATATTTATTCTCCTGCAAAAAATATTGTTTATCATTTTTATTCTCGTGGTGGATACTATAAAATTTGGGGAGACAGAAACTTAAGAGGTTTATCCTGGAAAGAATTAGAAGAGATATCATATAAGAAACAAAAAAGAATTCTTTGTGGTGAAGAAGAGGGAATATTTGGTGCTGGAAACGTTAGAACCCTTGCAGAATATGAGATCTTTACTAATACTAACTTTAAAGATTTTTATAGTTTGACAAACCCACGGTATTAGGATATAATTAAAACATGTGGAGTGGTGATATGAAAGATATTTTTCTGGTTGTTTTTGCAACATTGTCTCTTTGCTTTGCAGCCTCATACATATTAGTTTTAAAACAATCTATAAAACTTAAAAGAGATCTTTCAAAACTTTTTATTGAAAAAACTTTGCTTCAAGAATATGTTGATATAACCAAGTCTACAAAAATAAAAGAAGATTCAGATGATTCAATACATAAAGAAAATTTTATTAAGTTTCTTTCTGATTCACGAGACTGGGCTTTTTCATATATTGAAAGTGTGCAAAAAGGATTAACTAGTTTTGTTAATGATGTTGATGCAGACATATCACACTTTGACGAATATGGAGATGCTCTGTCTATGTCAAGGCCAGACTATCCATCTATGAAGAATATTTCAAAAGCATATAAAGAATTAAAGACACTGCTTCCAGAAGAAAATGAAAAAATTAATGAATGATAAAGATGTTTTTTTTATTCCAAAAGATAAAAATACTGAAATTATGGTTCCACACCCAAAGCCATCCAAAAACTATTTACCTCAATGGTTTAAAGATATGCCACCAGCATTATCAGATCTTGATAATAATAAGATGGATGAAACAGCAAAGAAATGTATTCCATTTTTAGATTCATTAACTTCAGGTTATACACAAGAGTTAGCGTGTGATTTAGAAATTAAAAATCACGGATTTGATGAGGAAACCCAACAAGATATAATCACATACAACTGGTCTGGCCCATTTAAGCCAATGTCTACAAGAATGGAAGAAACTAGATCTAGAAACTCACTTCCAAATTTTGATGGATACTATAGCAATGAGCAACACTGGAATAGTTTTTGGGAACCTAAAACACCAAAAGGATACAGCACCTTATATTATCATCCAGCAAATAGATTTGATTTGCCATTTATGACAATGAATGCAATAATTGATACAGATAATTGGTCACTTACTGGACCAGTACCATTTTTAATTAAAAAGGGATTTCAAGGAATAATACCCGCAGGAACTCCAATATATCAGATGATATTTATTAAAAGAGAAAAATGGAATTCATTTAAAAAAGAATATAATGAAGAAGAACAAAAATCTTTAGAGTATGGGGTTAGAAGATTCTTTAAAGATGGTTATAAAAAACTACATTGGGAAAAAAAGGATTATCTATGAGAGATATATTGTTATCAACGCTAACAGGTTTTGGATGTGGTGTAGTATTTGCTGCATTCAAATTGCCAGTTCCAGCACCACCAGTTTTTGCGGGAGTCGCAGGAATTGTAGGGCTATGGGCTGGATATGCTATACTAATAAAAGTTCTATCCTAGGAGGAAAAATGAACACAGAACAACTAAAGGCACTACTTGCATCATACGGACGCTCAGTCCTTGCATCAGGCCTTGCACTATATATGGCAGGAGTAACAGATCCAAAGGATCTATGGACTGCACTTGTAGCAGCAATTGCACCAGTTGCAATTAGAGCAATCAATCCAGCAGACAAGGCTTTTGGTATCTTGCCAGATGCTAAGGCTGTAGAGACGGCTCTGAAGGCTGCTAAGGCACCTGTAAAGAAGGCTGCAAAAAAGGCTGTTGCTAAGAAAGCAGCGCCAAAGAAGTAATAGTTACTTACAGGATTGCCAGTCTAGAGATAGGCTGGCTTTTTTGTTTTACGAGTTAATTAAGTTTATGTATTTATCTCTTAATGACTCTGTTGAAAAATTAACAAATCCAATATCAAATGCTTCTTGTTTAATTAAACTATCTTTCTTTTCCATGTATTCATCAATTGTTTTTGCAAGGGTTTTTGCATCAATATCATATACATCAATAATAGCCTTAGCCTTAAACTCATCAATCTTATTTGCTTCTACCGTCCACTTGTCAGGGAGGATAGCATTATTTGGAGAAATGCGGGGCATGAAAACAGGTAGCCCACTAAGAAGAGCCTCATTCATAGGTAGACACAATCCAGCATACCTTCTAGGCAATACCATTGCATCATAGCCAGAGTATAGATCTTCTGGTTCTTTTGTTGTATTAGTCTGGATAGTTAGTCTTTCATTTTTATATTTAATATTTAAATCAGTTTGAGTTTTAATTACAACTTCGTAATTTCCTTCAGAATAGTTAAGCATTTCTATTACAGAGTTAGTACCATTTCTATCTTTAACTGCAGCCTTACCACCAATATGTAGTATGCGATTATGGTTCTTTGACATATTGTTTTCTTTTGCATTCTTAAAGTTTTTGTGGTTTGTTGGTGGAGGCAAATAAACAACCTTACACCTATCCCCAAATTGTTCAACTATCTTATCCATATTCCATAGGCTAGGTGCAACGAGTACGTCTGGAAGTGACCACTCTGTATGTACAAGGTTTCCAAAGAACTCATAGTTATATTGAAGCATTGTTTTAACTCCACGAGATCTTGCTATATCAATAAATCTTGGACTATAGAATGTTTCACAACTAATTACTACGTCAACGCCTGTAATAAAATTTGATATTTCAGCACTTGTTGGAAAACCTTTTAGTGTAGCAGTATAATTATATCCATCATACCAGTCAAAATGTTGTTTATTTTGATTAAAGAACCTTGAATTAATAAGCATAATCTTGTCAGGGTTTAGCATATTTACTAATTCCCTAGTTTGATTACCAAGACCAGTATCATCACATCTTGCAATTATTCCAACTCTCACTCAGAATACCCCCAAGTTAGATCATCGCTAGTATACTTTCTTGTACCTTGACGACCATCCAAGTGATATGATCTTTTTATACTTCCTTCTGGATGATATATCCATAACTTATGCTTATTCCATCCATCTTCAGAAAATACTTCATATGGAGAGATATCATCTTGAATTCTTCCATGCGTAGTATCTTCAATAAAAACAAAGTCTTCTATACCTGAAAGTATAACTTCTTTATAGTATTTAACAGTTGATAAATGTGGCCTTTGGCTCCATTGAGATGTTTTCATAAACCCATTCTCTAATCCAAACATCAAATGATTATGGGGTTCAGGTATTGATGACTCAAAATGAAACCTAATTGTATTTGCTTTGCCATACTCAATCATATCTAAACACTTGTCCCAATCAATTTCAACATCGGGGGTAAGTGGAGCATCTCCTTCAACATAAAGAAGGCAAGGTGTATTTATAAGATTGATAGTCTGTTTTAACATTGTGCTTTGATGGCTATGCTTATTAAATATAATTGGCAAAACATTTTTATATTCGTGAAGACACTTCCATAAAATTCTATTTTTGTATTCATCATAATCTTGTTTGCGATGCATCTGCTCTGATCTTAATCCATCAATCTGCATTATTATTTCATTATTAGGAAAATGATGCCTAATAGATTTAATAGTTTCATCTATCATGTCTGTATTTGGGTGCCCTGGAATTATTGATGTTGCAAGAATAATAGTTACATCTCTTTTATGCATTTATTTGCCTCATAATCTTAATTCCTAGATCTCTTTTTTGTTTGATCCACCAACATACTACTTGGTGCATATTATTTGGATACTGATCTAATAGTTTTGGAACTAATCTATTAAGTTCATTCCAATTTGATACATAGTTAAATGGAACATTAACTCCAAACATGTTTTTATAAAAATCTGTCTGTATTCCTTTTGGATTTATTGTATCTGCTACTGGCAACGTTAATAACTCTATTGACTCAAAAAATCTAAATGTATCTATTACTGCTGCACCAGATGGACATGGTGCAATCTTTGCACTTGCAAGTTTGGCATAGTAGTCTTTTGGCTTATCTCCTTGTGAAAAGCCTGCAGTTGGTCCATATAAAGAATTCTTTAGGGTTGGCATAACATGAGATAACTCTATCCTTCTTTGGTGAGTAATCTGTCCACCAAAGTAAACATCGTATTCTTTTTCTTTGTATTCTGGAGAATTATCACTTAAGTGCTGTGGAACACCAATTGGCATTTTATTATATGCTGCATGTTTTTTATGAGGGTATTGAATCCATATCTCAATATTTGGATGATTAATTTTATCTACATCAAACCTAGCATTCTCATCTCCATTAATAAATAAAACAACTCTAGAGATTTTACTTAATTCCTTAGATAGTCTATCCTCATTTCCAGCAGTTTGTGGTCCAGGGATTACAACAAAGGCTTTATCTGACTTGGGAATCTCTGTAACCCTTACCTGATCTACTTCATGTTTATCAAATATTTCTTTTAATAATCCATAATCCCATTTGTCATTTGCATAGTCTTGTCCATCATGAGAATAAAGGTATGCCTTAATCATTTAGTACCCTGAACAAACATCCATTGAGGGTGCATGTGATCTGTAAAAATTAGGTTCTTAAACCCAGTATCTTTTAATATGTTTTCAATTTCAAGCATTGATGTTTGATAAGAGTATGGGGAGTTTTCTTTTCCAACAACAAACTGAAAAAACAAAGTACCTTCATCTTTTAACTTATCGTATGCAAGTTTTATATAGTTAGTCTTTTCTTGTTGCTCAATATGTTGAAAGACCAACATTGAATATACTAAGTCAAGATTGTTTCCAACTTCTTGATACTTTATATTATCTCTCTTAGGTGCAAGGTTTATCATTTCATCAGAGATATCTAATCCGTAAAAATTACATTCATCATACTTGTCTGCTAAAGGAACTAACAGTCTCCCTATCCCACATCCAATTTCTAAAACATTATTCCAATTATCATTATTATTTTCTATAAGATTTAAAAATGTTTCAGTAGATGCCCACTCATCTGCAATATATTTATACCTTACATCTGGATCTTTAGCAGCGTTATCCCAAAAAATTTTAGATTGATTCATAGTATAAGTGAACCTCATGCTGATAGTCTAAAATTATTTCAGTATAACCTAATCCCTTAATCCATTGTCTAAGATTATATAAAGATTCATTCCATTGCTGTAACATAAACTCAGGGTGTCCAGATAGCCAAATCTTTGGTTTGTGCTCTCTAAGGACCTTCTCAGCCCCTCCTAGGACCCTCCACTCACTGCCCTCTACGTCCAATGAAATGGCGGTAGGTGGCTTAATTCCGTGATCATATACACAAGAATCTATAGTAATCTGACCATAGGATTCTCCTTCAAGGTATAGTTCTTTAAATCCGTGGGCTGCTTCAATTACGTTGTTAACTTCTGGTGGCCATTCATTATAATATATTCTTGAAAGATTGTTTATCTTATCAGATGCAAATCCAGGAATACAAACCATTGGAAGATCTAAATTGTTTGCACTCCAAAGCAATGGAAAGTGTGACCAGACTTTAGGGTTTGGTTCAAATACAACTACTTCCGCACCCCACATTTGGCATAGTGCAGCAAACTCGCCTTCTTCTGCACCAACATAATACATAACATCTCCAGAAGAAATATTTTCCGACATGTGTCTTAGTCTTGGTTTTTCCCAACCTTTAGGTTCGTACCATTCAGGGCGAGCAGCACGATGATCTGGCAAAGTAATTTCAAACTCACCATTAACTATTACTGTTCTCATTTCTGTCATTTTTATTTCTCCTATTTATTAAATAAATCTTGATTGACCCAAGTTTTTGGGGTTAAATGACTTTGGATTTCAACTGGTAAATTATAATTAAACGGTCCAGTTCCTCTTATTTTAACCCAATCTATCATATTTGATAAGATTTCTTTTAATTCATAACGTGTTTCATAGTTAAGTAGTTTCCTTGCTTTATCTGCAGAGCAATGCGCTAACCTAACTTCAGATGGGCGAGAATCTAAATATATTGGGTTTAAATCAAAATCAAGAATTGATGCAATTTCTTCTGCTAAATGATTAATAGTTATAAAGTTGTCATCAGGACCAATATTAATTACTTCTCCGTTAGCAACATCAGAAAAAATAACCTTATGAAATGGATCTATAATATCTCTTATGTCAGAGAAACACCTTTTTTGGTTTCCATCACCATAGATTATTGGTTGTCTGTTTTGTAACATGCGGTTAATCATAATCCCAGCAACATTTCTAAAAGGATCCGTATAGTTTTGTCCAATACCAACAACGTTGTGTGGCACAAAAATAACAAATTCAATACCGTGAGTTTTTGAAAGATTTTTTAATGTTAACTCAAAAGCATTTTTTGCAATACCATAAGGGTCTTCTGGTTTTGGTATCATATTTTCTGTAAAAGGAAGCGTGTCTTGGTTGCCATATCTTGCCATACTAGAGGTAAATATAAACTTTTTAACACCAGCCTGAATTGCACAACTCAAAACATTCATAGAGTTTCCGTATGTGTTGTCAGTAATGAACTTAGGAGAAAAAACAGAAAGTCCTTCATGAGCAGTACATGCTGCATGGATAACAACTTCAATGTCTTTAAAATCTTCCTTAGTTAAATCATTACAGTCTTTATTAAGCCAATTAATTTCTGAAGGAATGTTATCTATATATCCACCGATTAGACTATCAACACCAGTTATATTATGATGAGATAAACTTTTTGCCAGATTGCTTCCAAGTAGTCCAGCAACACCTGTTATTAATATATTCATTTTATTCCCAACTCATCAAGTATTGCAGTCCACCTATGAACATAGGTATGTTCTTTCTTTGTACGGTTATGACCATTGACTCTGATTCTTTCTCGTACCAAAGAATTTTCAAGATACTGATCTATCTTATCTTTCAAGTTATTAAAGTTTCCATGTTTGTAGAATACAACTTCGTCAGGCATAAAGTATTCATCTAAGCCCTTGATTTCTGGGTAAATAGTAAATCCACCACGACCAGTAGACTCAAACAATCTATCACTAGTGTAGTAAGGATAATCAAATCCTATGTTAAGACTATCTCCAACTGCAATCTTACTCTTTGCATAAATACGGTTTAGTGCATCTCCACGAATAGTTCCAGTATCTCCATCTCCACCTACATGTAAGAATCTCTTTCCGTATGTCTTTCTTAAGAAGTCAATTAATTCTGGACGATATTTATGTTCATGGTGGTATCTCTTGCTGCCAACAAAAATAACATCGTACTCAAAGTTTTGTGTGTCATAGTCTGGGTGGATGTAGCATTCCTTATCGTATACCCCTGCAGGCATGAAGTGGCCTTTTACTGCGGTATTGTGATCAAACCAATCAGCCATAAGTTTATCTACAGTAAAGAAGTGTCCAATAGTTCTATAGAAACTATCATGCTTAAGATCATTTTGTCTATCAAGGCCAAACCATAAGTCTAGATGATATGTCATAGTGGGAACACCAGCCGAGTTAAGTTTATTAAGAACGTCATCCATTGAGATGTTTCCGCCAGTTTCCCAGCCATGTGTATGCACCCAAATAAACAGATCAGACTCTAATGCTTTTTCTAGGATGGTCTGTGTCTTAGCCTTACGCTCTTGCAATTTTGTCACGGTATGGCCTAAAGACTCTAGACTACTAGCATGATGATTCTCACTACTATAAGACACTTCAAAGTTACCAAGAAAAACTATATTAGCCAAGACTACCCCTTTGTTTTAATCTATTATAGCATCCCTGGTAGGATTTGAACCTACGGCCTACACCTTAGAAGGGTGTCACTCTTCCGCTGAGTTACAGGGATTTAGTACATCTGGAAGGACTTGAACCTTCGGCTCTCTGCATATAAGGCAGGTACTCTAACCAACTGAGTTACAGATGTTTAGTACACCAGGTAGGACTTGAACCTACGATAGCCGAATTATGAGTTCGGTGCCTTAACCAACTTGGCTACTGGTGCTTAGTCTTTTAACCTTCTAGGTATCTCAGAAGTGTTTAAATATGTCAACATTATTTTTATTTATAATTTTTCTTTTCTCTTAAATTTCTTGCATATGAACTAATATATGTAGATGCTATTTTTTCTTGATTAAAAAACAATTCTTGTTCTTCTTGTAATTCAAACTCAGATTCCCAATTTTCTCTTTTTATAGGAATAACTTGAAACATTGGGGTACCTTTTTCAATTACTCCATTAAATCCTTTTTTGAATACAATTGGGGTATTTATATCAGTATTTAATTTATCAGTATCAACAACACCGCTAATTGCCTTGAATGGTAAATTTTGATATCCTATAGGATGAGTAATTAAACAAGAATATCCAGGTGGAGTTTTAATTGTCCATCCGTGTAGGTATTTAAATACCAGAGGGTTGTAACTTTCATCAATTTCAAAACCACTACTTTGTTCTTGAGTCCAAATACTAAACACTGGTTTTTGAGTATTCCACTTTGCTGTAGGAATTTCAAAACTATTTGTTTCAACTTGTATATCTGCCCACAGGGTAACTATATAGCCAGAAGTTATTGCATCTAATGATGGGGCGCATTTTTTAACTGTAGTGTTTGGACCTTGATCAGTTAATTGAAATTTTCCATTATTTCCAAAATATGGCGGTAAATCTTTCCACCATTGTGGAACTAACTGCGTAGCAGGAACTGGCTTAGTCCTTACTTCCATAACATGTTTATCTTGAGCCTTAAAAACAATTTTATTTTTTTTAGTAAACATTTATATCTCCTGTATATGTTGTACATCATCTATGTCTAAATGTAAAGCATTCTGAAAATAATCATTTTTTATGATATTTGTTTCATCAATTATATATCTAACTTCATTAATAATGTTATGTTTTAATGCAGTCTTAATCATGCTATCAGAATAACTTCCTGGTTCTGGTTTGGCAGAAAAATAAACAACATAATACAAATCATTAGAAGTTTTTATTAATGCCCCGTTAGCAATTGCTTTTTTAACATTGTCAGTTCTTTGTGCTCCTGGTCTTTTACCTTCACCAGAGAGGCCACCCTTTGCCTCAACATACTCAAGGGTTGTTTTAGAGTGTGCACGAAAGTCTACTTCACAACCAACATTCTCAAAGCAATAATTTCTATCAATAGGACCAAAACCCCTACTAACCAAATCTGCGTATACAAGTTCTTCAAAAGCATCTCCTGACTTCTTGGATTCTGATTGAAAGTTTATTAACATTATTTAAAATCTTTTTTAGACCAAATATTTTTTGTGTAATGATTTAACATTGTTGTCTTAAAAGTTTTTTCAATTAATGTTCTATGTTCTCCATCTTCATAATAATCAAATGTAGACTTCCAGTCATTTCTTTTAAAGGGAATGACTTGAACTAGGGGTGTTCCCTTTTCAACAATTCCTTCAAAGCCTGCCTTAATCCACATAGGAAAAGATCCTTCCATAACGGACTTATCTGTATCAATAATTGATGGTATTTGCATAAATGGCAAATTTCTATACCCAAAAGGACTAGTGATCAAACAGGAATATCCAGCAGGTGTTTGTGCCATCCATGTTGACACATACTTTACTACAAGATTTGTATATCCAGGTGGATGTTCAACTCTTTTTGATGTGTCTCCATGTGGGCTAAATATTTGTGTTTCAGTCATCCAAGATATTTCAGGACTGCCATCTTTAAGGCTAACAAGAACATCAGCCCACAATGGAATTATATATCCAAATGTTAATGGCTCTAGCATTGGTGTGCATTTTTTAAAAGAGTGGTTTAATGTTCCATTAAATATTGATAGTTTTTTACCATCAAGGTTGTTTGGTGCTGGCTCATAAATGGGTGCATTTTTATACCAATCTGGAATTGACTTAGATGCTGGGTGTGGCTTTAGTTGTGTATCAAAGCCAAATTTATCTTTAGCCTTAAAGTTTATAATTTGAGACATGTCTACTCCTAAAAAATATTTTTAATATTTATAATGTCTTGCTGGCCTGAATGTATCATTATTTTTTTTATTCTATCTAAAAATACACCAGAATGTACATATGGCTGAACATTTATTTTTTTTAGTAATCTAAAAAATGAAAAAGTATGACCCATATAAATATCATTTAAATATTCATCTTTAAAAAATGTTTTGGTTTTTTCTGTATTCATGATTTTTAAAATTGCATCTCTATGAATTAAGAAACATCCAAAATCAAAAGCATCTACTTTGTTTTCAGTATTTTTAGCAATATCTGGCATTGAGTATGTTCCATCATCATTAAGATTATATACAGTTGGAACCAATATTGTTTGTTCATATATTCCTAAGAATAGTCCAGAAATAACCTTCATGTTTTTTTCTTTTGCCGACTTCCACATTATTTCTATACTCTGTGGGTAAATAACAGCATTTGGCTCTACCATTAATAGCCATTCATCCGTGCAGGTTTCAATCCACCTATTAATTAAAGAATTTTTATCTGTTGCATTATTTTTACCTGTTATTTGTATTAAGTTTAATAATGGTAAACTTTTTTGCATTAAAAGATGAACAACAGATGCTGCAAACTTTCCTTCAACTTCTCCGTCATCTATCCAACCTAGGGTTACTGTTTCAATCATATAACCATAATACCATAAAACTTTTTATTTGTCAAAATAACTATCTTTGGTTGATTAAATTATTATAGTGACCAATATTTAACCTATAGGTCTTTATGTGATCAACATGTGCACCAGTATGTGCATATAACTGTATTCCAGCATCCTTTACCATTTTAAAGAAATAAGTGTCTTCACCAACCATTTGATTATTTATATAGTCTTCTCTAAATAATATGTTTGTTTTTAACTTATCAACTATTTGTTTTATTATATCTCTATGGATTAATATGCAACCCATTCCTGCATAGTCTACTTTAATTAATTTATTTTCTGGAATTGGATAAATTGGTGTCATAAACTCATTTTCAGTACCTTTATTAAATAGTGCAGGTTGAATTATTCCAAGTTTATTAATAAAGTATAATCCAGAAATTATTTTAATATCTGTTGACTGTACGACATCCCATAATACTTTTATTTTGTCTCGATAGGCAACTATGTCTGAATCAAGTATTAATATCCAGTCTTCTTCATATTCGTTCATCCATTTTGTAATAGTGTACTGTCTTAGTAAAGATATTTGACTTCCAGCAGTTTGCATTACTGACGTTATTGGTATGTCTTTTGATATTATTAGATCAGAAATAGATGCAGCAAACTGACCATGGACCAATCCATTATCGCACCAACTGAGTGTTACGTTATTATTAGGCAATTTTATTTTTACCCATCTTTTTATTAGTTAACTTTATATGTCATAACAAAATAACATGCTACATACCCAACAATAAATGCAGGGATCAAAAATAAAATATTAATCATCTTCTTCCTCAAATTCTCTAAGGGCATTATTATTATCATTACAATAATTACAATCGCCGTACTCTAATCTGTTACCACAATAGTTACAAAACATACTTATCCTAACATGTCTATTCTATCAGAAATTTTTAGTAACTGATTCAAATCTGTCCCAATGTCCCATAATGCTGCCAATAAATATATCACCAGTTTCTCTATCTACAAGAAAATATTTTTCTGGACACTTAGTCTTAACCGTAAGACTAATAGGTTTTTCTAATTCTTCAAACTTTTTTGATTCTCTCATTACCAAAAGTATCATAGTCATCCCAGCCTTCATCTGCCATGGCTATCCTTGTTTGATCTAATTCTTCTTTCCAGGCAGCCATGTCTAACATATAATATGTTCCCCACCATTCGTAAGGCTTGTTAAGATATTTCCACATAAAAGCGTGGTATTTATAACGCCATCCTAATTCTTGATCTTCGTCCATATTGACACACTTAACTATATGATTACCTGCAAACTCACCAGATATATTACCTATCCATCTAAGGGGAAGGGTCTTAGTTCTTTGTATCTTTGTGGAATGATTTATCATCTTTAGGTACCCAGACTTTCTTTCCATTTTTCCATACAGGCCAATAACCAAGGCTACGCCAGTCCATTTGAGTTATCTTAGGCTCTTTCATCGCTCTCCCATATAACTAGACACTTAGTACATTGTATACCTAGTTCACGCATATACCATGTGTGCTCACACTCTGTATCATCTAAAAGTTTTGCTTTCCATCCAGAAGGAGGAGGCCAACTCACTCCAAGAGATGCAAGGGAAGCCTTAGTCCATCCACCTTTAGGAGTCTTTAATGATTCTATCTTTGCTTCCATCTCTTGCCTTGTCACTAGTATCCACCAAGACATTCATTGCGTGTGTGAAATAATCTAATCTTTGTCAATATTTTGCGGGATGGAGCAGAAAGATCATCCTTACAAGTTAAACATTTATAAGACCATTCTCCAGTAAACCAGTCATGGACATAGCCCTTAGCGTTGGCATATTTCTTTGATATAAAAGTTTGAAATGGATCAGGTATTTCAAGGTTTTTTAGCATATGCACACCAAATCCTGTTATCTGTCATGGTTTGATGAAGTTCCCAAAATAGTGGATCTTTAAGGCTCATCTCACACTTTAGACATTCTTGAGGTTTCATTCTTCTCTCTTCCAATGCAGATAAGATTTAATGTAGACTGCTGCATATGCAAGGGCACTAAAAATAAAACCATATTGATCTGTATGAATAGCATAGGCTATCCAAAGACATTCATTAAATAGTAAGACAAACCATCCCCATATGGTTTTACGACCAACAAAGAAGATGCCTGTTACACCAATAACTGCTAATATCCATGACCACATTTTATTTACTCAAAATCTAACTGGTTTTCAAACATGCTTGTTATGTAGTTGCTTTGTCCTCTTGCAACCTTTGCAGCAAGCATACGCATACCAACTGCATTTAGTTGAGCATTTTCTTCACCAAGAGGTATTGCTTCAATAGCCCTTGCAATTTCTTCTCGCAATAACATATCATCTAGGCTCATAGTTTACCAACTAAAATAGCAGCCATTTTTAGACCACGGACCAGACCATCATGATAGTCCTGATTTTTAATAACCTTAGTAGTGTCCCAAATGCGATAGGATTCTTTGTTTAGTAGTTCGGAAATTTCTTGGCTTGTCATAATTCCATTATACAGTTCGGCGGATAGTTTGTCAAGTTCGGCGCAAAATAGAGTAGCAAACCTTCCCCTGAGTCTAACGACTCACCCTTGGTTAACAGACTTCAACTTGCTCAAATAGTATTTATACTCTGAGACAAGCCTACTCTTTTTACTTGAATTACATCTCCTACAGAGAGGCTGTAGATTTCCAATTGAGTGGTTTCCCGACCTAGATATGGGAATAATATGATCCATCGTAATCTTTTCTGTGGCACCGCAAAAAGCACAGGGAGAGTTATATAGCCTTTTGTATTCTTTATCTAATATTTTATAGGTTCTAGCATCTTTGGCTATCCTACGTTTAATATGAGAGTTTGCTACATGAAGGGTAAATCTTTCACGGTTTGCTTGATTCCAAGCCTTAGCCGTAGCCACACGCCTTGCACTATTTTCTTGACGATAGATAGCCTTTTTAAGCATATAGGCTTGATCTTGCTTTTGTTGTACCCAACGACTTTTATTTTTCTTTTGCCATTGAATCTTATACTTCTCTGGATTAGCCTTTGCCCAAGCCTTAGCATACTCTTTGGCACAGGGCTTGCACTTTGCAGAGTTCTTGTAGAAATTGTCTACAGAAGACTCTATAAGACATTTACGACAAACCTTTGTATCCATACACTAAGTCTATCAATTTTTGAACGGCATGTCAAGCAAAGAAGTTTTTATTAATATCCTTATAATGCTCAAGGTTAGCAGGGACATCATCTTCGTAATAGATGGCTTCAACGGGACACACAGGCTCGCAAGCACCACAGTCAACGCAATCATTTGGATCAATATAAAGCATATTTTTACCAACTTTAATACAGTCTACTGGACATTCCTCAATACAGGACTTATCCATCACATCCATGCATGCTTCTGTAATTACATACGTCATGTTATTATTATAGCAAATTTGAAACGGTATATCAACAGTGTTCCTTACACACAGGCATAGGGATATTCTCTACAGTATCAAAGCAATGTCTGGGTTTAGAACATATATAACATAGGCTCCAGAGTTCTTTATTATTTAATCTTACTTTCTGAAAATATTGTTGTTGCAAATCCTGTTTTTCCTTTTTGGATGGCATAGCCTTAGTATAGCCTATAATGTATGCATGGAGCAAGCAGTCTTATATTTATTATACAGTCCAACACACAGGGCTATTAAGATAGGCATATCAGATATCTCAGGTAAAAGGTTTGCAAGCCACAGACAGCATGGTTGGATCTTAATTAAGTATTGGCATTTTTTTGAACGGTATAAGGCAAAAGAAGTAGAAACTATAGTACTAAGAACACTAAGGGATAGATACGGATACTATCTAACTAAAGAGCAAATGCCTCATGGGGGATATACGGAGACATTTGATGCAAGTAAAGTAACCAGGAGAATGTTGATCCGTATGGTTAATAAGGCGATTAAAGAGGTTTGACTGGTTTATCCAGACATACGGATTTGTTGAAGATAGGCCATGTAGTTTAAGAATAGGAATATGCCTAGCATAATGATTAGAAAAGGTTTCATTTAAAGTCTTCCTCAAGGTTTACTGGTTGGCTATCATCATCCATAGCCCCACAAACAGTACATGTTACCTGACCATCAAGGTCTAGTTCATAGTCACAGCCATACTTTGTACAGGTCATACATCAAGGATATCACACAGTTATCCACATGTCAATACCGTGAAAATGTTAGTTATCCACAGGTTTATCCACAATTAAATGTTACTGATATTTTTTAGATTTATCTTAGAGTGGAGGAAAGTGGAGGATAGTGGGTTATTGAGCATTTATAAGAGGGGGCTCGTAATGTCACAGCGGCCAAACCTCACATCCCCAAACCTTACATATCAAACCTTTGCCTGGATTATACTCCCAAACCTCTATATTGTCAAGTATATTTGATAACAATTTGATAACAAAACCCTATATAAAACCTGTGGAAAATGTGAGAAAAATGTAGAAAACCTTACATAAAAATCTATAAAGGTTTGATAATATTCTAGAATCCAGGGAAAAATATATGTCCTTCGTAATGTCTTTTATACTGTGGGGTTTGGTATATCTTCTGATCCCCCGCTGCAGAATGTCTGATAGTATTATGAATCATTGCAGGGCGGGGGATAAATAAGAGAGTTCGTAATACCCCTATAGGAATAACAAACCATACATTCTGGCTTTTGGATATAGAGGTTTGATATATAAAGGTTTGACATGTAAGGTTTGATATGCTAGAATCCTGCAAAATTTTTAGATCGTTCGTAATGTCTAGAATCCTGGGAAAAATATCTTCGATTCGTAATAAGGTTTGATGGTTGAAAGGTTTGTCGAAAAATCTCAGTCTTCGGCAGCAGCCATTTCTAAAACCTCATCAAGGGTCATGCCTTCAATAATGTCATCTTCAGTTAGTTTAATAGACTTAAGAAACATTTCAAATGTATCAGCAATGTATCTGCGTCCATCATCTGAAACCTCTACAACTAATCCCTGGGCAGTTAGATATGCTAATGGTAAACCAAGATCGTTAAACTCTATGAATGCCCTGAAATCTTTTTCTTCTTTATAGCCTTCATATAACTCCCCCAGGATTACACACTGGGTTGCAAAGTCTGTCATACCTGTGCCTTGAAAAAGTCAGCAGGTGAGTCATACATTGTCTCAGGGTCAATCTCTCTAATGTCACAAAGAGTACGCCAAACCAATTCTAACTGTGACTTGCCCATGTCTGTAGGCTCTGCCCAACTACCAGCAACAAAGTCTGCAAGACCTAGCCCGTCCTCAAAGTCTACCCAAAACTCTGAAGGTAGATACTCTACATTTTCTAACTCTAATGCGTCTGTATTAATCTGTGAAAGGATAATAGCAATCTTACCAAAGTCCACTTCTCCACCGCTCTCTCTGTAGGTTAGGGTCTAAGATACCCTCTTTCTCATACTGGGCACTCTCAATCATAGCAATTAATCTATTGTATGTCAAGTGTGGCAATACCCTTGCCAACATAATTCCTGTCTGGTCAAGGTCTAAGTTCAGGTCTTCTATGATAGTTTTAATTCTCATGGCAACACGCTCTTCTGGCGTTATACCCTTACTAATCCTAAAAGTCATTTAGTCCCCTTCTATCCATTATACCAAAAAGAAAGGTGGAGGGCAACCCACCACAGTTCGCCCCCCACCGTAAGTGCGAGAGTGACCCTACTCCCCCACTAGCGCAGCGACAGGCTTATACGCCTGTACAAATAGGTCCCAATCAGCCTTAACGTTGCCGTCAATAACTACTTCCTGAATAATGTCAACAATAACGGTTTGATCACCTAGGTCAGACGATGTATCATTAATAGCATAAATGCCAAAACCTGTTGACTCTAGAATACTATCTTGCATAAGATAACTAATAACCATACGTGTTAGGTATGACTCATCGCCCCAACGTGGCCGTGCATGGTCTAACGCCATTGCTAGGTCCCGCTGCCATTCATCCTGACCCCAGTGACTGTATAGCACTACTGCAGGCTTGTCTTCACGGTCTTTAAATACAAAATTAATACGTGCTCCCATTATTCGTCTACCTTCCAAGATACAATTGATAATTGGTTTAATACTTCATTGCAGAGGTCTTTCTCATTATCTGATTCAGCCTCATATGTAAAATTCATAAAGTGGCCAGTGGGTTCAAAGATTACTTCAACTTCATAGTTAGGCATTTTGGGTCTCCAGTCCTGTAAGTTTCATTTCTTCAAGGGTAGCACAGTTAGGGCATTTTTCCAAATCAACTTCTTGAAATGCATCTCTAATAATATTATCAGGGTCCTCTAACTCTGAATCACAGTTCTCGCAGTAATACCAAGGTACCCCAACTTGAATCTGAATGGTCGTGTCAGGTGGACAAGGCACCTCAGTAATAAAATATCCTATGCGGTTAACAAATCCCCAACCGCTCCAGATGTACATGCCACCGTCGTCTCCGTCACCAAACATCCATATCTTATCAGTGTCCTGTGACTTAACGAATTCTACTTCAGGGCCATAGGTCTCAAACATGTGGCCATCAAATGAAGAGGTAACCTCAATGTGATTCTTAATAGGTTTATAAGTGTCAAACCATTCCTCTTCTGTCAATTCAATGAAGCGTTCGTTATTCATCTGATTCATCCAATGCTACAGATGAAATATATTCCTTATCATAAACAAGGTGGTAGGCTGCTGACAAACCTTCTACAAAGCCATCAGCATATGTGCGTTCCATAGATAGCATTGCGTCTGAGTAGCCGCCATCTTCTTCTTCCTTTGCAATGCCAAGGAAATCAAAGGTTGCCTTGTCAATCATCTGTTCTAACATTTCTTGCGGGGTCATTGCTTCTCCTCTATGTGTTTGCGGTCTATAGATAAATTATAGGTCATGACATATGTATTTGTCAAGGCCTGTAGGTACCCTTCCAAAAATCTATCGTCATTGTCTCCGTCCATGACTTCTTCTGTCTCCAGCATTTCAACCTTTAGGTAGCCGTGGATAACATCAATTAATGGGATAGTCACATCTTCAAGTGACTTCACTAAATATTCGGGTATGAAAGGATACTTATCGCTCATCCATTACTCCTAGTATATGTAGTACGGTATCAATCTCTGCTTCTTTAATCTTATAGAAATGATGTCCATTTACATAGTCAATCTTCTCTAGGTCTTGTTGAAGGCTAATCAGGTGAATTTTTAAGTACTCTCGTAAAATGTTTAGGTCCATTGGGATGACTCTCTTAGGGCAGGGTCAAAGACTTCACAATAACATCCATGGCATAACATAAAGTTATCTGCTTCATCAACATTAAGTTTATTTTTGCAGACTGTGCAGTCGTAATCAGTAAAGGTGGCAAATCGGGTATATATAATGTTGTTCATAATACTAAGTATACGGGTTGGTGTTGATTTTTACAAGTTGTGGGGGTGTGACTTCAATCACAGGTTCAAAGAGGGGAGCATTGCCGTCTGATACCCCAATATTAATTACATTAACAGATCCACAGGTGCAAAGAGGTTGAAAACATTCAGACCTATCTTTCAGGGTAGTTATCTCAATCAATGCATCACAGTCAGTACATAGATAATCATACTTAGTCCAGTTCCACATTAGTCAAAGTACCCTTCTGACCATAGGCCATCAAAGAAAGACATAGCCTTCTCCAGGCCATCTGTGATTTCATCAGAGAGTCTACCTGATTTGATAGCGTCTTCCATTGCATCTGTCATTACTGCAATATCTGTTTCAGTATAACCTAACATTGTTATCCCCAGTATTCTAAGATAGTTTGCATGGTGGTATGTATTACGCAGTCACAGTCTCCACCCATGTTATCCATGAATTCAAGATGTGAGTAGTTGTCATTGTAGATTTCATCTACGAGTTCGCCTATGGTGTATGGTTTTGTAGTGGTAGTCATATACTAATTGTAGCCGAAATCGTGGAAAAATGCAACTTGTTACGTAATCGTAAAGTGTGTTTTATATCACAATTTCGAAAATTTCTTGCGATCTGTACGGGACTTGAACCCGTGACCTCCACCGTGACAGGGTGGCGAACTAACCAACTATTCTAACAGACCAATTAAGGTGAGCAGTTTTTATTCTTGCTCAGGAACTTTTTTATTTATGCAATCTGCAAAACATTTTGCACAACTTTTAGCAAACGATTCTTTTCTGCGTTGATAGCAGGGTCAAAACCACTTGCGCTTGCAAGGATAGATTCGTTAGAACCACCACGAGCAGAACGATACCAATCAAGGCGTTCAGTTAGTGCATTGAAAGCACCCCACGCATTACCAGCAATCATTCCATTAAACTCGCCTGTA